ACGTAACCAAAATTGATGAGAAAAGAAAGCAAATCAAGAAAGAAATATACATGAAAATATACGAACAGTTCTCCGCAAAAATTAAACAATCTGTAGAACTGGGACATAAGCAGATTTTTCTCACCGTTCCGACATTTTTACTTGGCTATCCCGTATTTGACAGGAGACTTGCGGCGAAATACGTGGCCAGACAGTTTGAATTAGGGGGTTTCACCGTAAAGTTGTTAAGCGACTATGACATTTACGTTTCTTGGGTCGTTTCCAAAAAGAAAAAGGAAAAGAGAGAAGACGATGATGTTGAATTACCTAATTTATTGAACCTAAAAAAGATGGCGAATCAATACAGGAGAAGTGCGTAGTAAAAGACTATTTAAAAAACCCCTTAATCATAAATGGACAATTTGAACGTTCTCGTAGAAGCGAAGAAGGAGTATCTCGGCCAAATGTGCATTATTATGTGTCCACCTATGATTGAAGTTTTTCAGGAGATGTATGGAGAAGCTGTAAAGACCTCCAAGGGTAAGCAGGTTCTCATTATGTTTCAGAAGTTATTGAAGGAAGTCCCCAATTGGTCCAACGCTATGTCAAAGCGCCACGCGGATAACATTACCGACCGTTGTGTTTGGTTCACCGACCTTCTTGCAGCTGTTTTTGTAGCTTGTACAAAGATTTTGTCGGCCGTTCGTCTTAAGGCGGATAACAAGAAGATTTCTCTCAAGCTTCCCACCGAAGAAGTTTTCATTCAGACTGTATACAACAATGCGGCTCGCGACATCTATAAGGATCCATACGTGTTCCACGAGGAACAGAGTGAGTACGCTCGAGATGAGAATCTTACCATGCGCTTTTCTGCGTGTATTGAGAATACCGTAAAGGAGCTTATACCCGTTCAACAAATTCTGCAGACTTATATGTCACAAGATACACGTGATATTTCTCTCGACGGTGATGTACAAGATAGCGCCGACCCAGATGTTCTCGACGGTGGGGAAGAACCTTTCCCAGAGCCCGAGCCCGAGCCTATGATGGAACCTGAATCTGAACAAGGAATGGAGCCAATGGATATGGGTGAGCCTCAACCCACCGGTCTCGAAAATGAATTTAAGACTGTTCCAGGCGTTCATGCACCAGACCCAGTGTCTGAACCTATCCCCACACAACCAGTTCAGCCCCAGCTTCAGCCTCAGCCTCAGCCTCAGTTTGAACAACCACCAAATGATGATGATGTATTATTTGGAGATGCACCAGACCATCGTACAAAAAATCCCAGGTATAATTAAATGGAACTCTCCGATCATTTACGCGACCCCGTGAGTGCCGCCTTAATTGCAGCGGGAATAACAGCTGCTTATATTCATCTCAAGGCCTACCTGAATAATGAGGGTAAACTCGAACTTAATAAATATACAAAACCCGCTGTCCTTAACGCTATACTAGTTTTTTTCATTGTTTCGGGTGGTTTGGGTCAAAAGGAGGCTATTTCTAGTGAACCTTTCTAAACTTAAAGATTAAACCAGTAGATTAAGAAAATGGCGTCCGTATCCGCTTTCAACGATATGATGAGTCAATTTCTTGTGGAATTGCACAAGACTTTTCCAGAGGAAAAAGGTATCAAGAAGATGTTAACTTCGTTTGACATGCTTAAGAGCACGAATCCGCGTTTAGTTGTGGACGGTTTCATGACCGGTGTTACCCCGTATGCTTCGAAGATTTCCGCCAAGGATGAAACGTTTCTCCTTAACGAAATCGAGAACATCGAATTTTTGAAGGATCTCGATATTAAGAGGTATTGGGACAAGACTTCTGCAAATACGAAGGGTGCTATTTGGCAGTATCTTCAGACTTTGTACATGCTCGGTACTACCATCACTTCTCTCCCAGATGACACTCTCTCACAGATTGAAAAGATTGCCAAGGGTGTTGCTGACCAGATGCAAGATGGTAACGGAGAACTAGACCAAGATGCCCTAATGAAAATGATGGGTGGAATGCTTGGTAGCCTTCCTAAAAAATAAACCTCCACATATACTAAATGAAGGCTTGGTTCGACGATCCTCAGCAGCTCGTGAGAGCTGACCAAGTTAATCAGTTCTGGCCAACCAGTGAACAAACTCCAGAAGACCGTGTAAACGCTGCTTCTCGTTTCATTATCTACGTCTGCACCCTAATTTATCTTATTCGTCGTGACCCTCGCATATTCGTTTTGGGTGCGACCGTCATAGCCGTTATCTATGTTCTTTATAAGTCTAGGATGGTGAAGGAGACCTACGGTGGTTCCGTGGAGGGTGTGAGTTGTCAGATGCCCACACCTGACAACCCCATGGGTAACGTCCTCATCACGGACTTCAGTGACGCCCCCAATCGTTTAGAGGCCTGTTATTATCCAACGGTCAAACCATTCGTACAAAGCTACACGAGCGACCGCATTCCTTATGATTCTGGTCGTTCTCGAACTGCTATGCCCAAGTATCTTCGTAATGCTATGGAACGGCAGTTCGTTTCGAATCCTGTGACTAAAATCCCAGGGGACCAAACAGCTTTCGCTGAATGGCTTTATGGACCCAAGGGTGGTCCCATGTGTAAGAGTGATACCCGTTTCTGCAACCCCAACGCTCGTGGTGTTCAACTTGAGGCATTTTCTGGTCTCGGTGGTCACAGCGATAAGCGCTCTGGTATGCATGGTGGAACGGTTAGGTAGATAAATATTCTCATGTAATAATAAATGGCCTATCAGCTTCAACCTGGACTTTCCATTGTTCAAAATGCCGGTGCCGTTCCTCCCGTAAAAGCAACTGACGAAGTTTTTGTGTATCCTCAGCCCAGTTCCCAGAATTGTGGTGAGTGCCGACCCAACACTATGTTGTATGGTACCGCCCCTTACATGGCTGGCAAGGGTTCGCCAGCGCAGTATGTTGATACCAGTGATCAGCTTCGCCCTCAATCTACTTCTCGATTTAACAAGCATATCGTTCAAACGTACGAGCGTAACCTTTTCCCTCTCACCAACATGGAGTGCAAGGTTCCTCTCCGTACACAGAAATACGACCCTTCGAGTACTCGTGCCGATGTCCAGAATGGTCTCTTTGAGAAGAGGTATCTTAATAAAAATGTTAATAAGAAGTAAGAATGGCTGATCCTATATCACTCATGGCTGTTGCTGGTCTTGTTTTTGCCGGGCGAAACTTGAGTACCAAGTCTGAACCACCCAAAGATGCATCACCACCAACTTTGAAAAATCCAGAAATAGTAGAATCGAATAATTTTGACGCTCCCGTTGATGTTCCTCACAAGAGGGAAATGGAGAGTTTCGGCGATATCAGCCCACAGCAGCGTAGTGGTGGTCAGGAAATCCTGAACATGCGCAATCGTATGTATGACCAGGGTCGAATGAATAATTTGAGTCCCATCGAGAAGCAACTCGTCGGCCCAGGTCTCGGTGTCGGCCCCCACGTACCCGCTGTAGGTGGTTTCCAACAGAGTTTTCGTGTGAACCCCATTAACGTAGGTGAGTATAGGTTAACAACTCTTCCAGGGCGCGCGGGTCCAGCGGCGGATGTAACTGGTGGTCGTTCCGCTAAGGTCGGTGAACTTACACATAATAAGCCTGAAACTACTGCTTATTTACCTTCTCGAAGGCCTACGATGGCTGGACGTGCTCAAGGTATGTCCGGTGTCGTTCCCAGAAACGAGCATGAGAAGACTAAGCGTACTACGAATCGGTCGGAGACTGGTCATCGCGCGGATGGTTTAGGGTTCAGTGGTGCCAAGCGTTTCGTACCCGCGAACGCGATGCCTCAGGACCCTACCAGGTTTAAGACTGACCGCAACGACGAACAATACATGTATGCCAACCACCCAGCCCCTGGTATTCATAGTCATCACGGCGCATACACGAATAGTGCCGCCGTTAAGGTAGCTTCCAAGAATAATGAAGAACTCATGAAGTATGGTTTCCGCCCCGAGGACCGAAGAGGAAAGGCAAATAGAATGGGTAACCCGGGTAGAATGAACGTACGTGAGACTGCACTCAAACAGGGTGGTCGTCTTACGGCTGTTCGTTCTGATACGACTCGCATAGATGGACGTATGAATGCCGCGAACGGTGGTTGGACCCAGCAGTATCAACAGAAGCCTTATCATCAGTTCAATGCATACAAGGGTAACGCCAATCCTAACACATCGAACCTCGACATCGCCAAGAGACAGCTTCAGAACAACCCTCTCGCGCACTCCCTTTCTCATTAAAATTTCATGTATTAGACAAAAACAATCATTAAAATATTGTGCCTATATTTTAATGAAGGTTCACACCCTTAACATAGATAGTGGTGAGA